ATATGTAGGTTAAGCCCACACCAATACCAGAACTGCACACTCACTTGAGAAACATTGCAAGTATACACAGACTCACAAATCTAAAAATCCCTAATAATACCCTAACAACCTGTTAATCACCGCCAATTTAACAATCACAAATCGCGTTCTTCCGCGAGAATCCGCAGCCATTGCCCTCGCCCGCCGACGTCCTCGAGCGTAAGGATGTGGAAGATGCGGTCACTGAGACGAATCCGCATATTGCGTGATACGTCACCGCGATAACGGATGGTGATGTCGTGCATGTGACGCCCGGCAATACGCCCGGCTTCAACGCGCTCAGAACCTGAAAGCGGCTCAATCGCTCCCCAGACCTCTGCCAATGCAATCCAGCTCTCGGTCAAACCGCCCGCGCCATCGGGCGTGGTCTCCGGCTGTTCTATGACGAGGCGATGACGCAACTTGCCGATAGCTTTCACAGCCGCACCACGCGATAGGGTGCCAGCAGCGATGCCACAGTCGACGGGATTTCCTGCGCGCCCAAACCAACAGCAACGGGTACGCGCTGCTCGAACCAGTGCGCCACGAGCAGCAGGATCCCTTGCCTGATGGGCGTCGGCACCTCATCAGGCTCATCGCCATAGCCAGCCGTGACGGCGATCTCGATGCCGTTTGCCCGCCTGCCCGGCTGTGGCCAGGGGGCCGTGCCGTGTAGCACGAGGCGCGGTGGTCTTGTCGCCATATCCGCAAACCAGTGGCCGCTGTCGAAAGCGAAGCTGCCGCCGTCGGCCTCGTAAGTGACAACGCTTGTCACAGACTGGAGCGGCGATACCGGTAGCTCAACCAGCCAGTTGTCGGGCCAGTCGTCGCGGACAATGGTCAATCCTTGCGTGATGAGGGCCAACCCATATTCGCGCTCAATGTGCGATGTCGCCGTCTCGATCAGCGATGTGATGAGCGTGTCTTCGTCGCTGGCGTCGACGCGCAAATGCGCCTTGGCATCAGCTAGCGTGACCGGCATCAGCGCGGGCGGACTGGTCTGCACAATTGCCATGAGCAGCCTTCTCCAAGTGGTTGGTTTAAGATTCAAAAAAGAGTGCGGCCACGGTGGGGAGGGATCACCGCGGCCGCCAGAGCAGCCTGCGTCAATACGGACGCAGATAAGCTGCTCTAGAACTTTGGAAACGATCAACTTCCTGCGTTCAGGTGTTTCCACCTGAACGCAGGTTGATCTAGCCTGTCAGACCATGCAGGGTCGCCTTGAACATCCCGCGCTCAAACGAGCGCAGAGATACTGTTCAAGGGTTTTAGGACAGGCCGAACTTGAGGAGTTTGAGGGCGTCGAAGTCCTGGATGCCGCCGCCGACACGCTTGGTGGTGTAAAACAGCACGTAAGGCTTGGCGGAGTACGGGTCGCGCAACACGCGCAGACCCACCCGGTCGACGACAAGATAACCACGCTTGAAGTCTCCAAACGCAATGGAGTAGCTGTCGGAAGCGATGTCCGGCATGTCTTCCGATTCTGCGATCGGATGGTTCATCAGGGAGGGTTGTGCTCCTGCCCGTTCGCCCGGCTGCCAGATATAGTTGCCATCGGCATCCTTGATCTTGCGGATTTCGGCTTGCGTGGCGCGGTTCATGACCCAGTGGCCATTGCCTCGATACCCCGACTTCACCGAGTAGACGAGATCAACCAGGTTGTCCGACGGGTTTGACCCGTTGAAATCACCATCGACGCCCGTCGCCACATACCCGACATTGCCCCACGACCAGGAACCATTGGCAACCTTGGTGTAGTCGAGGAAGCCCTTGGGCTGGTTGGAACCGTCGCCGCTCACAAAGGCAGTGCCTTCCTGCTCGGCGAAGGCAATGCGGATTTCTTCCGCCAGCCACTCGTCGATGTTAACCGCCGAATCGTCCAGCAGCGACTGGGTTGCCGACGGCATGGCGTAAAGCTCCATGGTCGGGAAGGTCAACTCGGCCAGCGTCGGCGAGGTGGTCTCGGGCCGCGCCGCCGTTTCGCCAATCCAGCCCGAGCCCGGTCCGGCGATGGAAAACGGCTTCTTGTAGGTGGTGCCGCTGACCTGCCGCACCGAGGCAATGGCGCGAATGGGCGAGATGTCCTTGAGCGAGCGCATGACGGTCGTCTCGGTTTCTTCCGGCACGAGGTAACCGCCATCGGGGTCTGAGCCGACCGAGAGCGCCTTGCCTTCCAGCGAGCGCAGCCCGCCCGATTCGCCCGAGCGCATATAGCCCTCAAAGGCCGCCTTGTGCTGGAGCGCCACACCAGAGCGCAACGGCTGACCGCCCAAAGCGGGCCGCGCCGCCTTGATGGCCAGGCTGTCCGCCAACGCTTTGTGTTCATCCAGCGCATCGGAAATGCGGGCGAGTTTTTCGCTCGTCACCACGTCAGCCGAGATGCGGTTTTCGATCTGGTTCAGCCGGTCGTCGTTGGTTTCCTTGAAGGCTTCGAAAGCCTGCATGAATTCGTCGAAGGCCATGGCGACCTCGGTGCCCGAGACGTCGCCCGCGGCCTTGGTCTCTATTCCCGTGGAAGGGATCATTTCTGTCATAAAGTCCTCTTGGATGTCGGGTTGAGGGATACCGCCGCCCGGCGGATCGCGCCGGAAAGACGGGTCGTGTTGCCACCGCCGGCCGCGTGCAGCCTGTCGGCGAGGGCCTTGAAGCCAGACCGGAGATGCATTCCCAGGCCGGTTTCAAAGGGGTGTCCCTCCCCCTCTTTCCGTTTCACCGAGTCCACGCGTGCATCAGGCAACATGGGAAAGGTGACGACGGAAATCTCCCAGAGATCGATTTTATGCAGCCGCCGCACGCCGCTGGTCGGGTCCTTGCGGCCCTCAACCGTGCGGAAGCCGATGGAGAGCCCATCAAGCGCCCCGGCACGCATCAGGCTCAGGACTTCGCGCGCCCGGGCGACTTCGGTCATTAACTGCCCCCGCACCCACAGGCCCTTACCGTCCTCGCGGATCGTCTCCCACACGCCTATGGGCTCGTTGGGGTCGTGCTGGAACAGCAGCTTGATACCGTTCGTGCCGCGCTTGGCGAGGCTCTCCGCAAAGGCGCCGGGCATGACGATGTCGCGACCCAGATCGACCTTGCCGAAAAGGCTCGCATAGCCGGAGAACGCGCCGTCGGCCTCCACGCGCGTGAGATCGGCGCGCGCGAACTTGACCTCGCGCTCGGGCGACGCGCGCCTGAGACGTTTGAGCATGTTGGGTAGGTTCCTGTTGGAAAGCTTTGGTGTACTAAAATAGTGGGAGAGACACGCACTAAGTCAGATTCATTTACCTCATAGTGCAATTATGACTTTACAACCCTATTACCTATACTCACTCAATCATGCTTAACAATTTCGAGAATATCTGGATAGCGGATCGAGAACAGTTTGGGCACATGTTGTTCAGGTATGCGCAGAGTAAGGGCAATAGAGTAATCGTCTATCTGGTCTCCATCGCGCTGATCTTTTAATTGGAGCCGAAGATTTTCAGGGCACAAACATGCCATTGCTCGCCAAAAGCACTTCACTTCAGAATCCATCATGAGAGAACGCTTTAATGGGCTACCAGTTCCAAATTCAGATAAGAGTGTTTCGAGCTTATCGCCAGAATCGGTTGCCTCGTTAGCGCCATCAAATAAATGCATGAGTTCCTTGGTGAACACAAAGCGCTGCCAGCAACGGTTCAGTTCACGCGCCAGAACAATAACGTCCCCGCCGCACTGTTTAACTAGGCGATGTTCAGTATTTCGCGCAGACACGTAGAACCCACGGCATACAGCAACATCTAATTCGGTCTTTACGACACTAAGACGCTCTGTACCCGTGAGTTCGAGAACCTTGTCTTTTACAAGATTTCTCTTGATGTGTGGTTCAAAACCTTGACAGAAGTCATATAGATCAGCGTACCCCATAAGAGACGCTTTTATCAGTCGTCGTCATCTAAGTCGACTACTTCAAAGTCGCCAGCCTCTATTTGGGCAATAGCCTTATTGATCTGCTCTGCCATATCTTCCGACGTAGCATCGCGGTTGGTGCCCGGAAACAACTTGATATCCGCAGCATTCAACGCACTCTCATCAAAGAGTCGATGCTTGGCCACCTCAAGCTGTGACTTCATTTCATTATAACGAGTGTCGTTTTGGCGACCTCGTTCCTCCTGTGTCAATCCTATACTTTCTTATACGCTCAGATCATGAAGGGTCTGTTGCAGCCATTCATTTTCTGTTTACGTATTTGCGGCACGCGCTTTTACGTTCCGCATTTTTTAATGTGGGGATCTGTGCGATGTAATCCAGTAGGATTACTATCATTTAATGTTTGTTACGCTACTTCCCCACAAACATGCCACTAATATCTACACTTGTGCAATTAATTGCAAACGCTCCTGTGCACTGTTCGTTCTCATTGCACAATTTTTTTTTTGATGTGACTAATTCACAATAGTCAGTTTTTCGCCTTCAAAATTCTTGCATTTCGCAAGCTGGCTCATTTTTTGGTTCAACCGGCCCATAGCCCACAAGCGCCCTCTTCTCGTTCACTGTGAGGAAGTCGGCCGCAGCAATGCGCGCCCACAGCGCCTCGCGTTCCGATGAGAGCGCCTCGATGCGGTCGAGGTCGGGGCGCAGGTCCACCCCGTCGCCGAGCCAGCCGGAGAGCGCCTTGGCTGTCCGGCTCACCAGCGGCAGCACGGTCTGGCGCCAGAAGCTGCGGTTGGCCTCCTGGTAGTTGGCGAAGGTGTTGTCGCCGGGAATGCCCAAGAGCATTGGCGGTACACCGAGCGCTAGGGCGATCTCGCGCGCGGCGACATATTTCGCCTGGATGAAATCCATGTCCTTCGGCGACAGGCTCATGGCCTTCCAGTCGAGCCCGCCTTCGAGAAGCAGCGGACGGCCTGCATTGGCCGTTCCCATAAAACCGCTCTCCAGCTCCTCTTTCAGGCGTTCATATTGCTCGCCCGTCAGCGCGCCGTCCTTGCCGGCATAAACAAGAGCGCCCGAGGGCCGCGCGGAATTGTCCAGCAGCGCCTTGTTCCAGCCCCCGGACGCATTGTGGATGTCAACGGCGGTCGCGGCGGCCTCGAGCGGGCTCAGCCCATAGTGATCGTTATCCGGGTGGAACAGCGCCATGTGCAGGATGGGCCGCACGCCGCGCTCCACGTCCTGGGGGAAGCGCACGCTTTGCCCGGAGGCGGTGTATTCGTACCCCTCTGGCCAGCCATCAGATCCGGGGATGACCTTCATGCGGTCCGGCCTGAGCACATGCAGCTCGCGCACTTGTCCTGAGACGGAGACCGCTTCCATGAAGGC